TACCCGATGGTTGAACGAGGGTTATCACGAGAAGTATTCATACCTTCTAGACAGTGATACAGGAGAAAACAAGTATGAAAACGAAGATTATATGTAAATGAAAAGATATAGATGTAAAGAATGTGGTACTGGATATAGTAGTGTTGGTAATGATATACCACCTAGTGCACCTTGGAGTGATGGCCATGTATGTACAATGACAGAAGTTATAGACCCAATACAAAATCCAAATAGTTTATGATAGGAAAAGTAATAGGAAAAGTAAAAAGAAGGGTAGAACAGCTCAAGAAGATTAAAGATGATAAAGACAATGGTGCAATATTTTGTATTCCATTTGAAAATTATCCTAAGCTTTCAAAGTCTGTACCAGGAGTAGTTCCAGGTATGATACAGATGGTTACTGCAGGTTCAGGTGTTGGTAAAACTCAATTGACTAAAGCTCTTTATGTTAGAGAGCCTCTAGAGTATGCGTTAAAGCACAATATCAACTTAAAGATATTCTATTTTGCACTCGAAGAGTCAGAACAAGAATTTATTGATACAATGATATGTAATTTTATATCATCAAGATGTCAGATTGAAATGGATTTATTGACACTTCAAGGTTTTAGAGAAAAATCTCTTGACCAGAACTTAATGAATCTAATAGAATCTAACATTGATGATGTAGAGACTTTACTAGAGAATGTAGAGATTATAGACTCAGTGTACAATCCAACCGGCATCTACAAATACTGTAGAGATTATGCTGACAAGAATGGTACACATGTCTTTGAAGACAAGGAGTTTATAAAGAAGAAAGTTAATGAAGATGGTACGAAATACACTAAGAAAGAAACAGTAAAAGTGTACAGTCACTATATTCCTAATGATCCAAATGCATTTACTATAGTTGTAGTTGACCACATGAGTTTGTTGACTTCTGAAAAAATGAAAGGAAGTTCAAACATGATGACTCAACATCAGACCATGGCACAATGGAGTACTAACTATGCTTTGAAGCAAGTTACTAAGCATTGGAATTGGGCTGTTGTAAATGTAATACAACAAGAGCAATCAGGCGAGAAAGAGCAATTTACTAACAAGGGTGATAGTGTTCAGAAAAAGACTGAGCCTTCTTTGGCAAATTTCGCTAACAATAAGGAAATTCAGCGTGATGCAAAAGTGGTAATTGGTGTTTATTCACCTGATAGATATGGATTTGAAGATTATCATGGATATGATATCAGAAGATTCAGAGACTGTTTCAGAGCAACTAAAATACTTAAAAATAGATTTGGAGCACCTAATAAATATTTTCATTATTTATTTGACGGTGCAACTAATAGATTTAAAGAGTTGCCAAGAAGTAATGAGCCCGCAAGGCTACAACCTTTTTATGATACAGCAGATAGACTTTTAGGTAGAGTAAGTAAACCTAGAGCTGTCAAAAATTTCGGACAATAATTTAAAAACTAAAAAATGTTATTATACAAAAAAGACAGTAAGAATAAGATTAGGTTCTTAGATATTACTACAGATGGTTCAACAATTGTTCAGGTGTCTGGTATTTTAGATGGTAAGCATGTCACTAATGTTAGTCAGTGTGAAGCTAAGAATATTGGGAGAGCCAATGAGACTACAGCTGAAAGACAAGCAGAGATAGAAGCTAAAGCTAAATACATAAAGAAGCTTAAAGAAGGATACTTTAAAGCACAACAAGAGGCAATTGATGAAGTAGTAATACTTCCAATGCTGGCCAAAGTGTTTGGTAAAGAAGAAAAGAAAGTATCATATCCTTGCTACGCCCAACCTAAGTTAGATGGAATGAGGGCTTTAAACAGTTCATTTGGAACACTAATTTCTAGATCAGGTAATGCGATAACTACAGTACCACACGTTAAAATTACTGACCATGACATATTGCATGAAGTTGTCATTGATGGAGAATTGTATGCTCATGGATTAAGTTTTCAAGAGAATATGAGAGTTATCAAAAAGATAAGACCTGATACAATAAATGTTAAGCATCATGTATATGATATGATCATGGACGCTCCATTTATTGAGAGATACTTAACACTTAGAGAATACGTTGATGGCCATCCAGGTATAGAGTTAGTAGAAACTGTTCCTATTGCTAATAGAGAAGAGTTATTGGATTTTCATTGCTACAATATCTCTAGAGGATACGAAGGTACTATTGTTCGTCATGGTGATGAAGGATACAAACTTAATGGAAGAAGTTCTAGCCTGTTAAAGCTTAAAGACTTTACTGACTTGGCTTTACCATTGTTAGATGTAATACCGTCAGAGAAGAGGCCTACACACGGTAAGCCTATATTTGCTTGGGAAGGTGCAGAAAACAATGAGTTAGGTGCAGGATTATCATTATCACATGAGGAAGCTGTAGACTTGCTAGCAAATAAAGCTAAGCACATCGGCAAGACTTGTGAGTTAAGATTCTTTGAATACTCTGATACAGGAGTTCCAAGACACCCGGTTATGTATGGATTTAGACTTGATAAGTAATGAGTAGTCTTATAGGAATATCCGGTAAAATCGGAGTAGGAAAAGACTTGATGTTTAATATATTAAATTATTTACGTCAAGATAATGACTGGGACAGTTTTTCAGATTATATGTCTAATGCATTTTTTATTCATGGAAAATATGAGAATAAAAAGTTTGCTTACCCTATCAAATGGATAATATCAGTTTTGATAGGTTGTGATATACGTCAACTAGAAGACAAAGAGTTTAAGGAAAAAGAGCTTGGTGAAGAGTGGGATGTTATTAGAGGCGAATGCCTTTTGCTCCCAGATGATTTTCCAGATATAGAATATCAAAAAATGACACCTCGTAAACTTTTACAACTTTTAGGCACTGAAGCAGGCAGAAATATTATTCACCCTAATATATGGGTAAATGCTTTGTTTGCTGACTATGTATGTGATGACTGTGGACAAAAAGAATGTCCAACAGATGAAGAAGATACTGGTCAAATGATACATCGTTCTTTTCCTAGATGGATAATAACAGACGTTAGATTTCCTAATGAAGTTAAAGCTGTTAAGGAGAGAGGTGGAATTATGATTAGGGTTAATCGTGGAGGATTTTCTATTACTGATGGTAAAGAAACTATTAATAATGTAATAGAAACAGATGACTTACGGGGGCACGATGATTTTGTTTATACAGATGATGCTTCTATAATTTATAGAGCACCTGATTGGAAAAGAGTTACAGAACACCCTTCAGAAACAGCTTTAGATGATTATGATGGATTTGACTATGTAGTTGAAAATGACGGTTCTATCGAAGATTTAGTAGATAAAATTAGACAACTAAATATAGTATAAATCTGTTAATAACCTTGTCAATAAGTAAAAAAAGTGGTATATTTACCAACACAAAAATCGTTAACAAATAAGTAAAATAAAAATACAAATGAGTGATTTTTTTAATAGAAAGGAAGGTAAGGATGATCCTGAAATTCCAGAACATGCAGACTATGATATGACTAACTTTGAAAGTGATTTGGTATCCTGCGGGATTACAGATCTTGAATCTTTTAAAGAAAGACATGCAGGTTTGTTTACAGATCTAGTAATAGATTCTGACAATGAAAACCCAGTAGCATATGTAGCACAAAAGATAGAAAAAGCATTCTCCAAAAGAGAGCTTGCATTCTTAATGTCTAAAGATATACTGACTGCTGCTTACGAAGAGAGTACAAATAAATTAAAAACAACTTAAAAAATGGCAAACAAACTATTGATTACGGGTTACAGTGGTACAGGTAAAACCTATGCACTGAGAACATTAGACCCAACAACGACATTTATTATATGTCCTGACGAGAAAGCACCTCCATTTAGAGGTTGGAAGAAGAATTACATAATGAAAGATGAAGCAGGTATGTTTAATCCTAACACTTGTAATTATTTGAAAACTACAAATTGGGAGAAAATTAGAGCAGCTATGTCGTTTGTAAGTAAAAACAGAGCTGATATCAAAACAATTGTAATAGACACTATTACTTATGCTATGATTGGCGAGTTTATGGACAAAGCTAAAACAGTTGGTTATGCAAAGTTCACAGAAATGGGAGAAAATGTATACAAAACATTAAAAGGTATTGACCCTTTACGTGAAGATCTAACTGTAATAGTTATGGCACACACAGAGACTAAATCTTTTAATGGAGTAGACAAAACTGTATTTGGTGTACCGGGTGGTAAATTAGTACAAGATGTAGTTAAGCCAGAAGGTATGTTCGGTGTAATACTAGAGACTATTGTTGAGAAGAAAGGTAATGATATCCATTACGGATTCATGACTCAAAACAATACAACTAATATGGCAAAGAGTCCTGATGGCATGTTTGCAGGAGATGTCGTAGATAACGATATGCTTGCAGTACTAGATGCTATTACAAAGTACGAAGAAGGATAGTAAATTAAAATAAATTAAAAACTAATATTAAAAAACAACAAAGATTATGAATGCAACAATTATTTTCGGAACTAAAAGACTAGGTCAAAATCCGACAACAACAACAAATGATAAATACGCAGATTTAGCAGTGGTTACTATAGAAGGCCAGAAAGGTGCTAAGAAATCAAGAAGAATACTATTGAATACTAAAGCAGCAGAATTGCTAAATTGTGAAGTTGGAACAGTTCAACAACTTGTTCTTGCATCTGTAGAGATGGGTGATAATTCTCCAAAGAGAGTATTGCTTGCCAATGCAGCTAACTTAGGATCAGAAGTTGATGTAACTTACAAGACTTCTAAGAACAGAGTTTCTTTCGGAGAAGATACATCAGAGAAAGGCAAAGCTATTAGCTCTACTCACGCTTGTAACGAGATATTTACTTTCTTAGAAAGAGATGACTCTGCTAATATTGAGTTTAAATTAACTGAGTTTGATTCTACAGAAGTTGAAGCTTATGCTTTATCTCCTATAGTTTCTTCATCAGATATTATTGAAACTAATACTGGTGAAATGTCTGTAGAAGAAGTTACTGAGCTTGTTATTAACGAGGTAGCAGCTGCTGAAATTAATGATCCAATTATGGAAGAAAAGCTACAGCCAGAGGTACAGTCAGAAAATGAACCTCAAAGTAGTAACGAGTGGAATTAATTATTAATTAACTATAGGTAAAGAGGGTCGCCTTAAAAGACCCTCAAATTTTAAATACATATAAAATATGAGTACAGGATTTGGAGCAGGACAAGAAGTGACTGCAGGTAGTGCAAAGAAGTTATACACAGGAGCAGAAAACTTTAAAGTAGTAGGAGTTAATCCTTCTAAAGAGGAGTTGGAAGAAATATATGGCCGTGAGATTAACTTTGACCCAGAGTATATCGGAACAACAACAGTTTCTGATGGAGATGGAGAAAGAGAAGTTCCACAGATTAGATTAGATTTCTATCTATCAAATGAAGAAGGTGATTTAAACACAAAGATTCAATTCTATATTGGAAACACACATCACAAATCTCAAACTGGAAAGTTTAAGGTTATAAATTCATTTGGTAAAGACACTTGGCTAACAGAAGAAGCTATTAAAAGTGGAAACATGCCATCAAATATGCAGTGGTACAACAACGATGGAGTAAAAGTTGCTAAGCGTGGAGAAGTTGAATTGATTTCTTTCTTAGTTAACTTACTAAATCTTCCTTGGGATACAAGTAAGGTTAGTGATCCATCTGAGTGTTATGCTAAGATTTCTAAAGAAGAATGGAAAAATATCTTTGCTGGAGATGTAACATTATTACGTAATGTAATTGGTGGTACAAACAACAAAGTTGGAGTATTGCTAGGTGTTAAAACTAAGGGGGATGGTAAGCTAGTGCAAACTACATTTAACCGTCATACTTTGCGTCAATACACAATATCAAGTGCTAAAACCACTAAATTCAACTATATCCTTAAGGATTTAGACGAAGCAGTTGCAGCAGGTGCTTTTGGTAATGTAGATTTTGGTGCAAGAGATCTTTCAGTTCGTGAATTTGAATTAATTCCAACTAGCATTTCTTCTGTAAATACTGACCAAGCAGATGTATTTGCAACAGCAGATACCTCTGACGCTGATGTTGATAATTCAGATGATTGGTTAAGCTAAATTTAACTAAATACTAATTTTAAAAGGGATTGTATTTTTACAGTCCCTTTTTTATTTTAAACATAATTTCTTATGGCCTTTGGAAAAAGTCAAGTAATAAAATATTTGCCCAATGCTAATGATATTATGGGTTGTCTTTCAGACTTTGAAATATTTGAATTTTATTTAGG